CGACGAGGCGAAACAGGCCGGCTGGGACGTGAGCGAGCACACGCCCGACCCGAAGGCCGACCGCGTGCGGACGCCGAAAGAACTCGTCGCCGAGCATAGTGACGAGTACGACAGCCCCGAGGACGTCCCCGACGACCTGTTCACCGGGCACGGCAACGGCGGCCCCGACGACGAGACCACCAACAGCGCCGACGAGGCGCAGGCGGACGGCGGCGATGATGACAGCCCGCCGGACTGGGGGAGCATCTACGCCGGCTACCAGGGCGCAAACGACGCCGACGCAACCCTCGGGCCGCGGTACGATGCCAGCCGGCGGCTCTTGCACGACGAGAACTTTCGGACGCTCATCGAAAACGACACGCTGTACTGGTATGACCCAGACCTGGGCATCTATATCGGCGAGGGCGAGGAACGCCTACGCGAAACGCTCGACCGGAACCTGCGCGAGCAGTTCAAAACCAACGAGAGCCGCGAGATCGGCGCGAAGGTCCGCGCCCGCACCACCGTCCGACAGGCAGAGATGGGTGGCCCCGACCAGCATATCTGCGTCGGGAACGGCGTGCTGGAGGTCACCCCCGACGAGATAACCATGCACGACCACGACTCACAGTTCAACTTCTTGGCGCGTGCGAGTACCGAGTACGACCCCGCGGCCGAGGCGCCGCGCTGGCAGGAGTTTCTCGACGAGAGCGTGAGCAACCAGACCGACCGGCGGAAGCTCCAAGAGTTCGCTGGCTACATGCTGATGCACTGGGCACTGCCGTACCATCGGGCGCTGTTCCTGGTCGGGCCGACGGCGTCGGGGAAGTCGACGTTCCTCGACACGCTGCGGACACTCCTCGGCGACGACAAAGGCGACCAGTGTGTGGCGTCGCTGACGCCCCAGGAGATGACCAGCGAGCGGTTCAGCGGTGCCGAGCTGCACGGCGCCTGGGCCAACATCCGCAACGATATCCCCGACGAACTCATCGAGAACGTCGGCCAGTTCAAGGAGATCATCGGCGGTGACCCGATTAAGGCCGAGGAGAAGTACAAAGACCCGTTCAAGTTCGAGCCGACCGCGAAACACGCCTTCTCGGCGAACAAACTGCCCGAGGCGTCGGTCGATGACCGGGCGTTCTACCGACGCATCCTGCTCGTCGCGTTCCCGACCGAGACGCCCGTCGAGGAGCGCGACCCCGGGCTCGACGAGAAGCTCCAGGCCGAGCACGCCGGCATCCTCAACTGGGCGCTCGAGGGCCTGCAGCGGCTCATGACCCAGGGCGGGTTCACCGGCGACCGCGACCCCGCAGTCACCGAGGACACCTGGCAGAAGTGGTCGAACACGGTCAAACGCTTCGCCGACAAGTGCCTGCGCGAGACCGACGGCGAGATACCCAGCGGCGACGTCTGGGAAGCGTATCTCGACTACTGCGAGGTCGAAGGCATCCCGACGCGGGACCGCCAGCAGGAGGTCACCAAGGAGCTGAAGAAACTCGGGTTCAGCACCGGCCGCGCATACATCAACGGCACCCGCCGGCGTGTCGTGTCCGGTGCCGAGTTCTCTCCGCGTGGCGAGAAGCACCGGGACGCCGAGTTCGAGCCCGAGGACGGCGACCAGTCTGGTCTCTACAACTTCTGATTAGTATGAGTGACTTGATCAACACCATCCAGACCGGCGACTGTTTCGACGTGCTGGGGGAGTTGCCGGCCGAGTCCGTCCACGCGGTCGTGACCGACCCGCCGTATGGGCTCGCCTTCATGCGCCGGGACTGGGACGACTTTGACCCGACGGAGTATCAAGAGTGGTGTGGGGACTGGGCGACCGAAGCGAAACGAGTATTGAAACCCGGCGGCCACCTGCTCGCATTCTCGGGCAACCGGACGCATCACCGCCTGTTCTCCGGCGTTGAGGACGCGGGGTATGAGGTGCGCGACACGCTCACCTGGCACCAAGCTGAGGGGTTCCCCAAGGCGCTGGACGTGTCAAAGGCGATAGACAAGCAGGCCGACGCCGAGCGGGAGGTGGTCGGAGAAAAGCGGGCGGGTATTGCGCGAAAGGGTCGGTCGAATAATGAAGTGTTCCACGACACAATTGACGAAGATCAAAAGCATATTCCTGTAACCGCCCCCGCCACCGACGCCGCCGAGACGTGGGACGGCTGGAAGACGGCGCTGAAGCCAGCCACGGAGTTCATCGTGCTCGCTCGCAAACCGCTGTCGGAAGGGACGGTAGCCGAGAACGTCCAGACGCACGGGACGGCGGCGCTGAACGTGGGGGCGTGTCGCATCGGGGCGGATGAGGATACCACCAGACCGAGTGGGCCGAACAATCCAGAGATATATGGTGAACAGGGGGCGGAGCAACGCGGGAGTACGGATAAAGGCCGCTACCCGAGTAATGTCGTGTTTGACGAGCAGGCCGCCGAGCGACTGGACCGCGAGGTTGGGGAGTTGGAAACGGGCGGCGGCGTTCGCAACAGCAACGAACGAGAAAAGTACGGCGAGTACAGTGGCGGTGAAAAGAGAACGTTCCCGTCAAACTCCGGCGGCCCGTCCCGCTACTTCTACACCTCGAAGGCAACCAAAGCGGAGCGAACGCTGGACGGTCGGATTGCGAACGCGCATCCCACGGTCAAACCACAGGACTTGATGGAGTGGCTGGTCCGACTCGCCACCCGCGAGAGACAGACCGTGCTGGACCCGTTCGCGGGGTCCGGCACGACGTGCGCGGCGGCGAAAGACCTCGGACGGGGGTTCATCGGCATTGAGCGACAGCCGAAGTGGGCCGACGTGGCCCGCGCTCGCATCGGACTGACGCCCGAGGACCCGGCGCGGGTGCGTGACGACGACGCGCAGGAGGGGCTCGAAGCCTTCGCGGACGGAGGTGGGTCGGATGGCTGACGGGCAGAACAGCATCCAGACGGACGGCCTCTAAGCCCCGTCGGCCGGGGCTTTCTCTTTTAAGCCGACAAAACAGCGACGGCGGTCGTCGTCGATGTAGGCGCGCGTTGGTTTAACAGTCGGTAGCCGGTTGAGTTGCTTGGTAAACTTGTGCCGCGACACGGGCTCAATCTCGCCGGCTTGGCACCAGTCGGCATACCACTGGTAGACTTCCGACTTTGGCGTCGGGCCGTATGACTCGTCGAAGGACAGCCGTCGGTCGGCGAACTCCGCAACGGTGTTTGAGCTGTCCGACGGGCGGAGCCCGACAGCCGTCCAAAACTGCTTGTCGTAGATGCTTTCGAGGGCGCGATGGCAGCTCGCGCACAGCCTGACGAGGTTGTCCTCGTGGTCGCCGCCACCGAAGCGTCGCGGGAGAATGTGATGCTCTTCGAGCGACCGCGGGCGAACGTCGCCACAGATTTGACAGCGGTCACTCATCGAAGCGAACACCGTGGTCTTCGAGGTCGCCGATGAGCGCGTCCCGTGCGAACTCGGCCATGCTTTCCTGATTCTCGGCGGCGGCGATGCGGAGCGCCTGCTTGGTGTCCTCGGTTACGTAGAACTGGACTGATTCGGTCTTTTCTGGCATACACACGGGTTTTTGGCCCCGGGTAGCTTAGTTCTTACGTTCCTGCGTTCCTACGTTCTACTATTACTGGAAAATTACATAGAGAGTCCGGCGAGTTTAGACCGTCAGACCCCAATGTAACTTATCTAATGGGACGGGGGGGTTAGATCTATCGCGCGTAGGCGAGCACGCACACGCACACACGCCCGCCCGCCCACGATAGTGTGCGCCACCCCGTCCCACGGATTCGTTGACATGAACGGCGGTGTTAATCGTCCTCGTCACGCCCGAACAGCCACCACTTTGCCCGGGTCGCAAGCCCGGCCTGAGCGCGCTCCTGTTCGAGCGTGCGCTCCTGTTCGACGGCGGCGACGAGCTGGCTGTGCTCCTCGCGCTGCTCCAGAATCAGGCGCTTCTCGCGTTCGAGGCGTTCGGCCTGCTGTTCGAGATCGGCGACGCGCTCGCGGCACTCCTCGAGGTCCTGTGACCGCTCGATGCAGGCACGCACCCGCCCCGCATCAGTCGATGCGTC